GCATCATCCTTGAGGTAAGGCGCGGAATGCACAAGCGAGCCGTACAAGTATGCGTCAGGATAATGTTCAAGCAACCAGTTGCTTGTGTTGCTATCACTCAACGCAGGCAATTCAGATATGTAATACAGCTCGGCAGTGTAAGTGCCGGCGGGCGCGGGGAAGATTTCGATCTCACCCGCAGTAATCGCATAGTAAGCTGGCTCGCCGCTGGTATTAGCTCTCTGATACTTGCGGTCAAGCAATTGAAACTGGCTGATTAATTCAAGCGGGCGTGACTCGCCTGACGTAATGTAAAACCGAATAGCTTCAAGAAAGTCAGCAGGTATTGCGCTGTACTGCGTGTCAAGCTCCGCAGTGCTGCGCTTCTCTTGCCGCCAGTGGCGAACGTCGCGGGACAAGTTTGATTCAGCCAGCGAAATAAATTCAGGAGCTTTTGCGTCCAAGTCATCACGGTTGAGAAAGTCCGTGACGCTAGATTGCAGCTCTGCGTAAGTTGTGATTGCCATTATATGGAACCTCGATTATAATCTGGCCTACATTTGGGAGATGATAGCATGATTGATGTAGATTTGACTAGGGAACTGATAATCCTCAAAGCTAAAGACTTAGGGATGGAGGACGACAACCTTGACGCTTTAGACGAATTGGTTTGCAAAATGCTTGAAATAGATGACGCAGATCCGCTCATTTTTCCATCCTAGACAAGTAACTTAAAATGCCTTCTAAAATCTCTGGAGTAATTTTTTGCGCTGGCATTTTTGTCTTTATAGCGTGGGTCTTGTGTGCTTCATTTAATGGCTGGCCACTCTTTGTAACCTTACCCTCCATAGCGTTGTAAACATCTTTGAAAAGCAAGCCCTGTGGAACGGGCGGCAAAGATCCCAAATACTCACCAGAAATTTGAGTGTTATACGTTGAATGAGGAACGCTAGTTTTAGGCAAGTTGCCCTTCGGGGCATTGAACATCAAGGGAGCCGATGTATCAACTCTTGCCGCACCAAGGCCAAACATCCCAGCTGGCATGTCTCTTTGTGTTGGATCTGTAACGCTGTAACGAGCTTCTGCTGGGCTGGGGAAGCCCTTGGCTTGCATTGGCGCACTATCCATTAAGCGAATAAAAGACTTTCTTTTAGGAGAAGTTGTGGTCTCAGCCCACTCTCTGATCTTTGGTGACAAAACACCTACAAAATCAGGATCAATCGACCTCATAATGTCGTCAAACTCTTTAGCTGACTTTTTAGTTATTTTTGCCCCTTTAACCAATTCAGCCATTGCCGCGCCGGTCATAGTTGCAAAGTCATTGGCGTCAGGGGCCATACTACCCGTAAGGCCAAGAATATCCGCACCTTCAAACTCTTTAGCTGCTTTGGCGGCCTCTTTGTCAATGCGAGTGATGATGTTTTGATTAGACGCCCATATGGATTTGTCTGCCTGAGCCGCTGGGCCAACCATAAAATCAACTCCGCCTTCAGTATAAACAGGCTGGTCAAAATTGATGTCATTGACGCCCTCAACAAGCAAACCCCGCGAAGTTCTATCGCCATAAAATGGCAAAACCACCTTGCCCTCGGTTTCTTCCCAAGACATCGGGCGACGGGAAAGGTTTTCCCCAGTGTCTGTTGACCTCACATCTGTATCAGAAAGGTAAGCGTCGTTCATTCTGGTTTTCTGATAACCCAGCGGATCTAGGTCAGCCTTGTTGGCCTTTGATGCAGGCTTCAACCGCACATTGCCGAGCAGCGAACCCATCGCATTGGGATCAACCTCAACACGCTTGGCCGTATCAAGTAAACCACGCGCACCAGACTTAACAGCCTTCGCAGCTGCGTCACCAATGCCGGGGAACAAACCCAACACGGCAGCACCGCCAAGCGCGCCAACTAAAGCCCAATTCGGGTTTTCAGACGTAGCCTCGTCGTAAATCTCTTTGGCTGCCATTGCGTCACCAATGATCGGTGTGGCCTCAGCTATAAAGCGAGCCGCATCCATCGGCGTGACATTCGGCACGTCAACAGCAAGCCGGCGACCTTCCTCAGCATAGCCAGCGTAGTCGCCGGGTGATAGCAAACCAACCAAAACTTACTTACCGTATTTTTTCGCGAGACAAGTGCCAGCGCGTTTGCAAGCGGCGGGGGTGGGGCAACCTTTACATGGAGTCATATCATCAATCCTCATTTTTCTGCACATTAGCACATTTATTTGACAAAGGCTATGCAGGGGGTATTTCCCGCAATATCACAGTTCACCTAAATCATCCATAATCTTTTCCATGCGCGCAGACAGCTTCCAATGGCCGGCGCGCCAGCGAGCCGCAAATTGCGCTTCCTCTAAACTCAAACCCTTACCGATGTAAGTCTTAATCCACTGGTTCATACGGATGTTTTTCATCTTGGGTGACAGCTTGTGGAACGGAACTGGCTTCATGCGATACCTTTCAAATTGCGCTTGAGTGATTGCTTCCAGCTGGACATGGAACCAGACAATGCAGTCGCAGCATCGCTGGCCATTGTCAGGCACAAAGCGTCAGCAAGGTCAGGTGACTTCAACCCACGCTTGCGCATCTCATCCTTACTCTCAGCCTTCATCTTGCCAGATGACGTGAAGCTGTACCGGATCGCCGTCAACTCAGCCAACAGTTGCTCATCCTTCGGCAGCTTGCACGAACGATCCTCCAGCCAACCCTTCGTCTTAAACCAAAGCTCACTGCGCAAGTTCATATGCGTCTTACCCATGGCCGGTGCCTCGCCAACATTAATACCCCTGACCGGCGCACCAAGTTCACGCAGCCTGTCAACAACGCCACCACCAACGCCAATGCTGTCAACCAATATCTCTTTGGGCCGCATAGACGGCGGCAAGCCCTCAAACTCAGCCATCACCCGGCCAACAGTCTGCATCAAGTCCAAACCCTGCCAGCTGGTTATCTCAGTCACAACATTGCCATACCGCTTGCACAAAGCCGTCTTATCCGTACCAAAGCGCGCAACGTCCAAGCCCCAGATAGGCTTCTCATCCGGCGTCACCTCAATGTCACGGTGGATCGCACTCTCAACCAAGTGAAACGGAATGATCGTGTCATCATCCGCCATAGGGAACTCACCAAGCACGCGGATCCTGAAGGCGTTGCTCTCCTCGCCGTATCTAGCCCGCATCTCGTCAACAAACTCATCGCTAACCAACGGGCTGTCAATGCACGACCAACGCCGTGTCCACCAGCTGTCAGCCATGCGCGTTTGACTTTCGTAAAACGTACCGCTGGAGCGCGTTGGGTTAGACAGCAAGATCGTCGTCGCCGCGTGGCCAGACATCGAACCGGCAGCAGCCTCAAACACCTTCTCAGGCACACCCGAGGCTTCATCCACAACCAACAGCACATTCTCCGAGTGAACCCCAGCCAACGCCTCCGGCGTCTCCGCCCGGCTAGTCCGAGCAGAAATAAACGCCTCACTCGGCGCAGCGTTCAACTCAACGCGATCAGACTTAACCGTCAGCAACACCTTCAACTGCGGCGGCAACTCGTTAATCCAGCGCTTCAACTCCGCAAACAAAGCATCAAACAGCTGACCACTGGTCGGCGCAGTCACAACAACCTTATTCGGAAAGCGCAGCAAAACAAACCAAAGCATAATCCAACTAGCCGACGTGGACTTACCCGTGCCGTGACCACTGCGGATGCTAACCTTGCGCTCACCGTCGGCAACGGCGCGCAGAAACTCAGCTTGATAATCATGCGGCGTTGCACCCAACACCTCCTGCACAAACAAAGCCGGATCATCACGATAACGCAACACAAACTCTTCTAGCGGGTTGACTTCACTCATCTGTGACATCCTCATAGTCAGCCTCAATGGCCGACGCCTCGCGCTGGCGGTCCTCAGCATCAATTTGCGCCAAGTCAGCATTAACCTTCCTCAGCGCGTCTAAGTGCATGTCGCTCACACTAATCGTAACATTGGTCTGAGGCCGGTTGCCGTAGCGCTCCTGATTATACGAGCCAGCCATGAACTTGCGCCACTGCACCTTCTCGCGCGTCGCAGCAATCTCTTGCGTTGAGCTGCCGCCATCTAGCGCGTCAACCATCTCTAAACCCTGCTCAACCAACGCATCAGCAGCCGTCAGCTTCGCGCTCTCCATCGCCGCCTTGTACTCCGGCACAGTATGCAAACTGTTGCGCAAATACTCTCGACTGCACTCAAACTCTTTCGCCATCGCCGTCACCGTGGTGCCAGATGATAGCCGATCAAATATATACTCAGCGCCGCCATTCTTGGCGACCTCAGCTAAAATGCGTTTGCGTAAAGCCTTCCCAGCCATCGTGGTAACTCCCGTTTTTTCAGATTTTACTCTGAGTGAGCATCGGTTGGCAAGGGGGTGCCGGGGGGGCAAGCGTGTGTGCGGGAAACTACACACGCACACCCCCGCTAGATTTCTGACCGGGGGGGGTGTTTTGCCATATTTCGCCAGCTTAGACGCATAATCCGCATTATGTTAAATTTAATATGCAGCGATTACAGTGCGTTGACTTTTGTGAGGTATCATTGCACCTCATTTCGCCACATTGTCGCCACATTCTAGCTTGTAATTGAACAAGCGTTCAATTAAGCGAGCGCACCCAGCGCGTCGATGCCAACCAGTGTCGCAGAGCGCTCCAACACCATCTGACACGCGCTCACAGCCTCTCTCAGTGTATGGTATCATTCATCCCAGCCATCAGCTCACCAGCGTCGCCAAGCTCAATCAGAGCCTCTACCATTGCTTGCACGATGCGCTGCATGTCAGCTCCATGGTTCAACCGCTCTTCAACGTACTCGGCCAGCCATGTAAGCTCTGCCTCCGCAGCGTCATCGTCTTCGCAAGCTATGTCGAGGCTCATTCTAATTCGGTGAGACATGCCGCCACCCTTCTGCGTAAAAAGACCCCCGACGGACAAACTGGATGAAAACCGTCGAGGGTCAGTTGGACAGCGCGGGAGGATGCGCTGCCTGACGTTGACATTAAGTCTGCTGCGTCGGCACGTCAAGCATACCCTCATCAAGCTCACAGCCCAGCGCCATGTATGCAGCGCCATCGCAGCTGCTATCGTGATGCGGGCCATTCCGCAGCCTAGCCAGCTTCAGCAGCGCCATCAGCCTGCACACGTCGCCGGGAGACACCTTGATGCCCAGATATGCTGACCACATATGCGACGTTGCTCCAAAGTTCTCCTGCGGCGTACCGTAGTGCGCTTGTCGCGGTCCGTTGATTAGCCCGATGGCTTCCTCTAGCACCGCTGTGCGTACATTCTTCTGCGTCATTTCACTCTCCATTAGGTTCAAAGTTAATCTCATCATCAAACGCCCGGACTTCCACAACCTTCGCCCCGGCAAACTCTTTTGTCACAGCCGCCACCATTTCGTCTGTGCGCACGCTCATGACCGCGCAGACCTCGCTGATATGATACACGGCCCACGTTGGATACTTGCGCCGGACAGCTGCCAGATCACCGCTGGCGAGGAAGCAATACGTCTTCCCCTTAAACTCGGCTATATGCCCGTCAACCTTTGGCGGCTCGTGTCCGTCCTGCCTTGCCTTCACGTTCATCATCTTGAGCGCTTTAATCAGGCTTGTGGCTAGCTGTGCGCACAGCGTGTAATCGTCGGCAACCATCGCTGCGTCTAGCTCACCTTTCAGTTCACGATACCTCAGCGCGTATGCCGGCGGCACACAATCAACCAACGTATCCCCCCACACCTTGCTGGCCGCTGCTGACGCGAAGCTAAATGGCTCGACCGCTGCTGCTACCTTGTAGTGGATCGGCTTGCCATAGTCAGTATGCTTACTGTCAAACGTGCCACGATTAGCCATCGCCGCTTTAGCCTTATCCGACTTTGGTTTTGCTTTTTTAGCCATTGTGGCTCAACTCCCGTAAACTCTGATAACCCTGCCCACCCTGCCAGCTGACGTTAGGACGCAAAGCTGCGCCTCTGGCCCGCCTTCGCGCCAGCGAAGGAAGGCGGGACAGTGGAGCTGCTGGTCGTCTCAAAAAAAGAGAGTGTTCGCTTTGGCGAACTCTTTTTAAGACCTGCGTCTTGACAAAGTGCGTCACTGGAGGTAAATTTTCCGTAGGAAAATTCAGCAAATCCACTGACGCACTATATAAATAAGGGGTTTGCGAGATTTCCGAATCACCCACAAATTGACCGAATTTCAGCAATGCGTCACTGCGCGTCACACATGCGTCACTGAAATTTTCCACTGACGCACTACTCAATAACATCGAAATCGTCCTCTTCGTTGGCTTGCAGCCTGCTGTTCACTTCCTCAACAAACTTGCCCAGAGGCTCAATGGCTTTCTCATACTTAAACTGGCCCTTTGACTTATGTGGCCAGAAGTTAAGCTCTGTGGCCTCGCCTTTGATCTCTATTATACACTGCAAGTGCCACGGCGCGTTATCGTAGTTTGGCCAGTAGAAATTTATATTTGGGTTTTCGTTTGCAAAGCTAGCGAACTCCATTGCGTTTTGCTCCTCTTCGCCGTCATTGTATCTGTAGAAGCAATCGCTGTAATCTTCTGTCCACTCACGTCTCATCAGTTCATCTCCCCAACTCTGCCCGTTGACACGATGCCTTTGCGCTCCCTGCGCTGGCTTGGGCTGTGATAGACAATTTCCTCCAGTAAGCCTTCATCGTGCCACTGGCGCAGGATTGTCTTTGCCTGCCCTGCTGACTTTGTGTGATCTAGGTCTGAGAATTTGTAGTTTGTGATGACTGCGCCGACCCAGCGTTGCTTGTCCTGCGGCCTGATAGAATACCTCTCGCCATCCTCTGGGCCTTTGTCGATCAGATCCAGCATATTGTTGACCACACGGGTTGTCATAC